AGATCAATGGTATTTATTTTATTTAGCTGGGATTATGGTTATAGCTGGATATGCAAAACATTACAATTGGTTTTTCCCAATATATCAATTTGTGGTGAATAGGGTAAAATCTAAACGAGCTGTTGTTGCATTAATTAGTGCTTTAACTGGAAGTTTACCGATTCCCGGCAGGGTTTCAGTTTCTGCTGGAATATTGGATACGGTATCTTCTGATGATCCGAAGAGTAGAGAAAAACTTGGAATGATTGATTATCTATCTACTCATCATTATTATTTGTGGAGTCCTTTAGAGAAAACTATAATCATACCAATGGCGGCGTTTGGTATCTCTTATTTAACTATGATGTCCTATATGTGGCCATTAATAGTGGGATGTTTTTCTGTTATTCTATTTTATCTATTTGTTATTCTTAAAGAAAAGGATGTATCTATTGCGCCCGCGGATCTTAAACCGGATAGGGTAGACGGTGTACCAGATCCAACTCATTTGGTTGATTGGAATTTAATTATTTTATTGAGTGTAATTATAGTACTCAGTAATTTTGCTAGAGAATATACTACAGAGGTGCAAGAGTTTGTAACTTCTTCAGGATTGGGTATACCGGAAATGTCAATTATATGTTTTGTTGGGAGTTTCTTTTTGGGAAGTAGTGCTAGGTTTGCAGCACTCACTACTGTAGCAGTTTCTATATTTGGACTTCCTTATTTAGCATGGTTTTTTGCATTGGATTATGCGGGATATATTCTTAGTCCAATTCATAAATGTGTATTCATTGGATATAGATATTTTAAAACACCAATCGTAATGTACTATAAAGCATTATTATCAATGTGTATAATGGTTGTTTTGGCATCAACTATAACATTTTTATATTAAAGGAATTATGGCCAAAGATACAATACAACGAGAAGATGATAAGATCGCAGAAAATAGACCAAAACAACATAGCAAGTTACAACATGCGATTCTGCAGGATGAGGCTGATCGAACGCCTGATCATTTTCCAAGAATAAGAGACAGTGCTTATTATAGAGATAATCCCGAATATGCAACTAAGGGATTAGAAAGGATGCCAGAAGTAATTAAAGAGAAATTAGAAGAACATAAAAATATAGTTGATAAGTATAGATTAGATCATAAAGAAGAAGTTGGTAGTGCAATTTCAACTCCAAAAATTAAAGACCAAAAAGTCAAACTTGGTGATATTACAGAGGAAGGAGATTGTCCATCTGGTGATTGCCCAGATAAAGAAAAGTGGAGAGAAGTTAGTGGGACTCCACATAATCAAGAAAAAGCTTTTATATTTTATGGTGATTTTGATGGTACTCTTTATAAATCTGCTTATGAGTGGTGTTTAGAAGATAATCAAATGTTTAATCCTATTGAGATTATATCTACATTAGAAGATATTAAAGAAGATTCATATTTTGGAGGAATAATAGGTAGTAATAAACAAAAACATTTTGATGATTATTTATGGAGAATAGAAGAAGAATTTAATAGAACTGGTAAATTAAATGGAAAAAACTGTCATTGGGATTGGGTTACTACTTTTAAAATAGATTATGGAGAAGATAACGGAGAAAAATTCAGAAAAATTGAAGCTTGGAATAATGAATGGGGATGTTTAGTTTGGCATTTACGTGATAATGACTTGGTAGAAACTATGCCAATATTGCTATGGGGTGATACTTCAATAGGACACACCTTTACCGAAGCATTTCAACGTACTCATGCATTTAATGATGATCCAAATAAAGATGCGAGAGAAGATGTTCAAGAATATGTAGAATCTTATACTGGTCAAGAACCTTTAATTATTATTAATACTGATCCACATACAGATCATCCTTTATTAGATTATACTAATATTGAGGCCAGACATGTGTTTATGGATATTTCTTGTCGAGATACACCATCGCCGTTTTTGGAAGCTGGAAAATCTAATGGGAATGAAACTATTGGTTCTTTGGGGTTTTTAATGTACAGAGTAATGACTGATTGGAATAATATTTTATGGATGAAAGCATATAAACATGTTGATACTAAAAGATGCATTGCATATCTTAAAGAACTGGTAGAATATAATGCCAAGTAAACAAGAGGATCATCAAGAAGTATTAGAAGCTGCAAGTATAAAGGGATTGGTAGATAATAGAACAGTTTATCGTGATCGAATGAATATCTGTGAAGAGTGTGATAAATATTTTCGATTAACCAAACAATGTAAAGAATGTGGATGTTTTATGTTTTTGAAAGCCCGAATAGCATCAATGAGTTGTCCTATCAATAAGTGGGAAGCTGTAGAGCCTTGTGGCGATTGTACTTCTTCTTGGATTATCTGATATCCCACCACAATTTCTTTTTATAAATATAAGAGAATTAAAATAACTTCAAATAATGGAGAGGAATTGTGGCACTAACTCTACAAAAGCAAACAGTCAACTTTGTTATGGATCAAGGTTGCACATTTGATCAAACTGTAACCGCACAAAATTCAACAAGTGGTAATGTTACCATTTCTTCTGGTACTACTGCCTCTAAAATGAGACAGTCTTACTATTCATCAAATAATATTTTCAGTCTTACAACTTCAATTACTGGATCGAATGTAACAATTTCGATGGCCGCTACTGCCACAACTAGTGTTCCAGCGGGAAATTATGTTTATGATATTGAATATACTCAAAGTGATACTACTACGGTAGAGAGAATAGCGGAAGGACTTATAACTGTATCCTCAGAGGCAACAAAATGACACAACCAACTACTAGAATAACTTTTAAAGATTATTGTAAACGAAAACTCGGCTGGCCAGTAGTAGAATTAAATATTGATGATGATCAAGTAGAAGATTGCATCGATGATGGTTTACAATTTTTCCAAGAATATCATTTTGATGCAACAGAATTAACATATTTGAAACATCAAGTTACAGGTTCTACTGTTACATTGGCCGGAGCTTCAACTGGTACATTTAATGAAACAGAAAAAATTACTGGTGGGACTAGTGGTGTACAAGCAACCTTACATGAATATCATAGTGCTAATACTACAATACGATTTAAAAATCCAATGATTAAAAGTGGTGGAGATGGTAATACGTATTACAGTAATACCACAACTACATTTACAACTGGTGAAACTATAACTGGTACAGATAGTGGAGCTACAGCTACAGTACACGCATCTACTGTTCCAGTAATTGGTGATTTCGATAATAAATACATAACTGTAGCCGAGGCAATTATTGGAGTTAGACGAATTATACCATTCTCAGATAATGCAAGACAATCCTCAATGTTTTCGGTTAAATATCAGTTTGCTTTAAATGAGATGTATAGGATGCCCGGCGGAGCTCTAACCAATTATGTAATGGGTCAACAACATTTATCAATGATAAATGAAATGTTTACCGGCAAACCTCTACTCCGTTTTAATCGACATACTGATAAATTACATTTAGATGTAGAATGGGGAACGGATGTATTAATTGATGATTGGGTTGTAGTAGAATGTGATCAAATAATTGATCCAGAAACATATTCTGATGTGTATTCTGATTTATTTTTAAAAAGGTATACTACTTCATTGATTAAAAAACAATGGGGTCAAAATATGATCAAATTTGAAGGCATGCAATTGCCCGGTGGTGTTACTCTAAATGGTAGAGCATTATTTGACGATGCAACAGCAGAATTAGAAAAAATAGAAGAAGAAGTTCAACTTAAATACGAATTACCTGTAGATTTTGCAGTAGGATAATCAATGGCAACAAATCCATATTTCAACTTTCATGGGACAGCTACTCCTGAACAGATAATGATAGAAAATTTGAATATTGAAGCAATAAAGACTTTTGGACAAGATGTTTATTATCTTCCTAGAACAATGAATGATGAGGATAAATTGATGGGAGATGATAATACTCTTTCTTATAATAGTGCTCATACAATTGAAATGTATATAAAATCTATAGATGGATTTGAGGGTGAGGGCGATTTTATTTCAAAGTTTGGAATGCAGATAAAGGATCAGATTACTTTTACAGTAGCAAGACGTAGGTGGAAAGAATTAAATATTCAGGGTGAAGGAAGAGGAATTACACCAGCGGAGGGAGATTTAATTTACTTTCCTACTACTGCAGCATTATTTCAAATAATGTTTATAGAAGATGAAACAGTATTTTATCAAACAGGATCATTACAAACTTATGATCTTTTATGTGAAATGTTTATTTATTCTGATCAATCATTTAATACTGGTCTAGATGTTATAGATTCGATTGAACGAAAAATATCTTACGCAATTGATTTTACAATGGATACAGGTAGTGGTAATTATACTGTTGGGGAACAAGTTTATCAAGGGGCGTCACTCGCCGCTGCTACAGTCAAGGGAGAAGTATCTAGTTGGAATGCAACAAGTAAAATACTCAATCTTTTTAATATGACAGGCAACTTTTCTGGAACTGTAAACATTATTGGAGATAGTTCCGAAGCATCTTACTCTATTTCTTCTTTTGACGCGATGGCATCTACTGCGAATACATCATCATCTGCTGATAATGTAGAAATAGAAGCAGCTGCAGATGCTATTATTGATTTCACCGAAGGTAATCCATTCGGGAGTCTATAATGTTAGGAACAACTTATTATCATGAAACTATTAGAAAATATGTGGCTATTTTTGGGACACTTTTTAATGATATAAACATTCAAAGGAGAAATTCTGCTGGTATTATAACAGAACAGATTAAAGTTCCTATTGCATACGAAGCTAAAGATAAATTACTTCTTCGCATGAGGGGGGTTCAAGCAGAAAGAAGTGTTTCTACTACTCTTCCAAGAATGGGGTTTTCTATGACAGCAATTACTTATGATGGAACCAGAAAATTAAATACTTTGGGTCAAGTTTATGCGGCAAATACAGCTGCATCTTCAAGTACACTCATGAAACAATATAATCCTGTACCTTATAATTTTGATTTCCT